AATAGCTGATGCATAATCAGTTCTTTTCTTTAAAGATATAGGATCTTGAGCAAAAGCATTTATTTCATAATTCTTACTAGAAATTCCGTTAACAACTATATCTACAAATTTAGCTACTACTGGTACTGGTTTCCAATCTAGATTTAGATAAGACATATCCCCATTGATTGCTAATTCATCTTTATATTTTTGGACTGGTTGTTCTCCTCTAGCATAAAGCCTTAATCCATGGAACCTATTAAAAGAAGTAGCAAATCTTGTGCCATTCCCGCCTTGTCTCCACCATTCTGCTTCAATAGCTTGTGCTACTTGTTTACCATATTTTATGGTAGATTTTTCAGCATCAGGCACTACTTGACTAGGAAAAGCGCTATTTGGATTTACGTATATATTCATTACTTAATTATTTTTGAAACAATTCCATCGTTATTATATTTTTTTATACCGAGGTCTATAACTTTTTTTAACACCCTGTTAACGGGTGCATATCTATTTTTATTACATGCCATTATTGCAAGTCCGGAGCTAATAGAAGCATCATGACTAGTTCTATTATTTATATCAAAACTAGCCCAATCTTCTAATGTTCTTTGAAAATAAACATCTCCATAGTTTTCGCCATCAAAACCAACAGCGTTTTCTATATAAGATTCAATTGCAGCAGCATGTGCTTGTTTAATATCTTCACTAGAATTAGGTATTCCACCTATTTCTCTTTCTGTTACTGATAATTTACTATAGGTTTTATCAGGTCTATTCATAGCAAACCCTCTATAACCTCTACGTTTAAAATGGTATAATAATCTGGGTTTATTATTTTCTGCAAGTATTGGCATTCCATAAAATATACAAGCCATTAAAACGTCTTCAAAAAATATTTCGGCGGTTTGTGGTCTTGCAATATATTCTAAAAAGAAATGATCAACAGGTGCATCTTCCATAGAAAATTTTGTTAAACCATGTAAAGAACCATTAGATCCTCTTTTGTCTACTGTTCCGGATATATCATAAGGGTCGCATCCAAATGCTCCCATATGTTCATTACCTGGGTATTTAATACCATTTTTTTCTATAAATCTATTTTGCATATGAGCTTCTGGTATCCAAGTTATAAAAAATCTACCTTGTTTATTAGGAGCAAATATAACTCTAGTATCTTTAATACCGTTTTCCCATATAAAATTACCTTGAGTTACAAGTTTATCAGCTTTTGTATCTTCATTAAAATCTATTTGTTGATATATTCTAGTTAGATTAAATAAAGAGGATTTAGATTCATCTCTAAAAGCGTGTTTAGTTGTTCTAGGGAATTGTCTATAAAATTCATTTAAACCGTCTTGATCATTTTTTAATCCTTCAACTTCATTTTCCCAGTACTCGATAACCCCCAAATCGATAAAGGCTCCGTGCGGCCCGACAACTTCGGTAGTTGGGGTGTTGAAGACAGGTATCCCATAAGAATTAATGTATCCTTCGTAATTCCATTCCATAGGTATGAACAAAGAATATAATCCCGAGCTTGTCTGTCCATTGCGGTTTCTTTTTGTAACATCTGAACCATCATATAATTTTTTAAAGTTTCTACCTCCTTTATCTAAAGCATTAGAAGTAGAACCCATCATGCATTTTCCTATAATCCTACTACCTAATCTCAAACATGTCTTAGTAACTCTCCAGTTATTTAAAATATTGTTTGGTTTCTCCCATTTACCACTTTCATCATGAACTAATAGTTTTAATTTTTCACCGTCATAACTATTATCACCAGTATTTTTCCAATCTATTGTTGTATCTAATCCTTGAAGTTCTGATTCTTCTGTTCCTAATTCTATCTTTCTTCTAGTAAATTTAGAAGCTGGTACTCTATATGCTAACTCTGTTTTAGGTCGATCCATACCATCTTGAATCGGTTTAAAAAAGAATGGATAATTAACTGAAATAGGAACAACCTTATCAGTAAACATCTTTTTTGCATCAGGTCCAGTTTTAGATAATATTCCATATCTTGAATCACTTGATATACTTGCTAAATTAACAATCTCACCTGAAGCCATAAATGAAAAACCAGATCTACGATTTTTAAGATAACACATACCATAACATCTTATATCTGCTTTACATGCTTCCCAAAATATAAAGAATAATCTATTAGCTTCTCTAAAATCTGGAGGACCTACATCAATCTTACTCCATTGTAAATACATATAATGTGTTCCAGTTAAATAAGTGGGAACTCCTTTATTATAAAAACAAAAACCTTCTTCACGTCTTTTAAATTCTTCGTCAATATATTTAAACCATCTTTCCTTAAAATCTTCAGGATATTCTTTCCAGTCAAAAACCGTTTTAATTCTACTTAAGGGTTTAGGATATTCAGTTTTAACCCATCTATTTTCTTTAAACTTATGTACATTTTCTAGTTGAGGTAAAGCTATTTTTAGATTTTGTATTTCGTAGATTTCACCTATTTTACCAGTTTTACTAATAACTACAACATCGTGTTCCTTATTATAACCGTACTCCCATTTTTTATATTTATTGTTTCTTTTGAGAATTTTAGGTTTAATATAATCTGGTAATACCTTAAATAAACTTTGCTCGTACATTATTTAGACCTCCCTTCTGCAAAACCTCTAAAAGTTGTTTCTTTTTTAACTTCTTCTTTAGGTTTATCTTCTAACATATTTTTTTCTTCTTCTAATCTATTTAGAATTTCAAAAGCATCAAATATAGCTAGTTTTTTAGTAGCTGCAGCGTTTTTAAGTCTATCTGCGGAAATATCTGGACCATAATCTATAATAGGTTCTTTAGCAACTTTAATTAATTCTTTAACTGCTACGCGCCCAGCTTGGATTATATTCTTCTTCGTTTCCTTGGTGTTCATACTTTATAACAATATTATTTGATTTCATACAATAAATTCGTTTACCATCAATGATAAACTCCCATTCTCGACCCGGTCTATAACCAACTAGATCTCCTGGGTTAATATCAAGTGCTTCTAACTCATTATTACCTATTTTTAATATACCTACACATTTTCTTTCTACATCTAATGTTAGATTGTTTGTATCTTTAATAGGCATTATAAAACATCTATCTAAAAAAGGTAGCCAATTTTCTTCTTTTTTGTATAAATAGATTTGATCAGGTTTACAAAAATATAAATCTTTTTTAAAATATTGAGCACTATTTCTTTCATTACCTCTAATATCATACCATCTTCTAAATATATTGTGATGTATAATAATTTCATCACCTACTTTTATATCAGTACAATAAGCAATGGGAGTAGACACAACTACTGCGTGTCTACTAACCATTTTATGATCTTCTATATTAGCGTTAACAATAAGCTTTTTATCACCTAATTTAACTTCATTATTGTATCTACTATTTTTAGGTTTTACAATAAAATCATATATACTATTCATTAATATTCTAAATCATATTCTACAGAGATAGCCATGTGAGAATTAAATTTCTTCCAAGGCATTACTTCATCTTCTTTTTTAATATAAATATTATAAGAATTATCTTCTTCATTAAAACTAATACTATATATTACATGTCCACCATACACTGATTGACCTATAGAATAGTGCATAGCTTCGTTCTTATAGTCCGCGCCTATACTAATCTTTCTTATAATAGAGTCCATTTCTATTTTGATTTAGTCTCTATTTCTTTATAACTACCATCAGTTAAATCAATATTTACTTGACCGTATTTTTCTTCAAGATCTTTTTTAGTACCTTCTAAAGCTGCTTGAAACTCTTTATAAGCTTCAGTTACTTGTACTTTTTGAGCTTCTAAAGATCCAAGATCCATTAATACTCTTTGTAATTTAGATTGATGTTCTTTTACTGTTGTTAGTTCTTCTTCAGTTATTTTTTTAACTTCTTTTTTATTTTCTGCCATTTGATTAAATTTTAGTTATTATTATTACTCTATATATTTATCACTTATTAATATGTGATTTTACTTTTTAAATATGCTACTCGCCTTTTCTGTCGTCCGTCCACCGAAATAGGCTAAGACGACCGACATCATTATCTTCTCGAAAGTATCATTCCATAATTCATTTATATGAAAAGGTAGTGTTTCTATACTATCTAAAATACCAGCCATTGAGAATATAACTATACACCATACTAGTACTAATGGACGTACATTTTTACTCATCCAAGAATCAGACATAGAATCTGCTTGCCATCTTGATGTAATAGCTTCTAATTCTTTGTTCTGTTGGTCGTATATTAATTGTTGAAGTTTGATTTTATCATCTGCAGGAGCATCTGATTTTGTTATCTCTGCTATTGCTTCTTTAGGTGAAGTAACACCTTGCAAAACATTACCCAAAGTTGGGTTAATAACAGATGCAGCTCCAAAGAGTAGCTGCCCAACGGTTGTATCTTTAAATTTTTTCTTTGCCATATTTATAATGATTCGTAGTCATCTGTTTTGTCATAAGCTTCTTTTTCCCAAGGTAAATTAGGATCACCTTCTTTCATCTCACTTCTTTTCCAACATTTACCTTTCCAATACACACAGTCATCATCATACCATAAATCACCTCTTTTTACTTGATCTATATGTACTTCTTCATGCTCTATAACACTTTTTTTAGATTCTTCAGGTTGATCAGGATCTACTAGAATAGTACCATTTTTATTACCTTTGCCTAAACATCCTTCTTCTAGTTCTCTTTCATACACTGGGGAACCGTCTAAGTTAAATGGAGGTTTCATTTTAAATGCCATAATTAATTTTTATAAGGTAATATTTTATTTAACTTTTCTTTTCGCTTCTCACATCCACAACCGCC